AATGCGTTTGGATTCAATAAGTTCAAAGGGTGGAATTGTAATGCAGGGTATCAAGGATGCGTTATAAGAGAGAACGAAGTTAAACGCAGCTATAGTTGCCATGATGAACCCTTAGGCACGTTAGACGGCGGATTTGAGCTCTTTAAGACACCACGTAAGTGCATTACTCCAAGTTGTGTTAGTAGTGCTGATAGCAAAATACCAAAGGTTAAACATGTATAATATTGAAAATATTAAAAGCATTCATTTAGAAGTTACTAGTAAATGTCAAGCTAAATGTCCTATGTGTCCTAGAAGAATGCAAGGCGGCATATTGATGCCTTGGATAGATTTAACAGAAATTACAATTGATCAATTTAAGAAATGGTTTCCAATTAATTTTATAAAACAGCTAAACAAATTAAATATGTGCGGAAATCTTGGAGATCCAATAATTGCAAAAGATACTGTGCTAATTTACAAATATTTAAGAGAAAATAATGCTACAATGGATTTGCAAATGCATACTAACGGCAGTGCAAGAGATAATCAGTTTTGGAAAAATTTAGCAGCATTAAATGTTAAGGTAGTTTTTGGGATAGACGGTTTAGAAGATACACATAGCAAATATAGAATTGGAACTGATTTTAACAAGATTATCGAAAATGCAAAAACTTTTATAAATGCTGGCGGAGAAGCACGTTGGGACATGCTAGTATTTCAACATAATCAACATCAAACAGATGAATGTGAAAAATTGGCAAACGATTTAGGCTTTGTATTCTTCCAAAAGAAAAACTCAAGTAGATTTAAAGATGGAAAGTATAATGTTCTAAACGAAAGTGGTAAAACTATAGACATTCTTTATCCAACTAAAAAAAGTAAAAGCTTTGTAGACAAAATTAAACAGTCAAAATATGATATACAACCTGTTATTAACTGCAAGGCAAAACAACATAATGAAATATATGTAGCAGCAAACGGAAATGTTAGTCCGTGTTGTTGGTTAGATGCAGAATGGCTCCCTCCGGTTAGTGATGCAAGAATAGACTATATGGATAAAATTGAAATTTATCCTAACCTAAATAAAAACACATTAGATGAAATATTTAATTCTACATATTTTACAGATGTAGAAAATACATGGAGTTGTGATCCTTTAAAAGAGTGTGCAAAACAATGCGGAAAGTTTGATAAGTTAGGAGCGCAATTTGAGAGTTGATATACAAGACGTACTATTTTGGATGGATGCTATTCGCAACAGCGATAACAAATATCGTACACTTGAAAGTTTTTGGAAAGGACAAGTCAACAGCAAAGTATGGCTTGCTGATGCATTACGTATAAACTATGCAGATGACGATGCTCGCATTGTAATCTACGGTGGATGGAATGGTGTTCTTGCAAGTATACTGTTTAACAGCAGTCTTAGTATAGAACATATCACAAGCGTAGACATTGACGAAGACTGTCAAGAAACTGCATACACAGTTAATAAAAACTATGAAATAGCAGGAAGGTTTGATGCAGTTACCGCAGACATGTGCGAATACACAGAACCTGCTGACATTGTAATTAACACAAGTTGCGAACACATTACACAAGAACAATATGAGCAGTGGTTAGACATCCAGCCAGACGATGCATTATTTGTTGTACAAAGCAATAACTACTTTGAGTTAGACGAACATATTAGATGTTCTGTAGATATCAACGATTTTACTCATATGAGTAAAATTAAACCTTATTTAAGAGATACATTATCGTTGCCAAAATACGATAGATATATGATTATAGGTAGAAAAAAGTGAAGCCAATTTCAATAGTAAACGAAATAACTCCTGAAGAGATTTATGTTGAAATTATTATGGGATCAACTTGCAATTTTAATTGCAGTTATTGTTTTCCTGGATGTAATGATGGCAAATATCGATGGCCTATCGGAAAACAGCAAGACATTTTTTATAAAAATTTAATTTATATATTTGATGTGTTTAAAGAATATGGTAAGAAAAATTTCATCATAAATGTAACTGGTGGAGAGCCAACGTTATGGCCGGGGCTAGGAAACTTTGCAAAATTCTTTAAAGAGACATACGGCGCAAGAGTTATAATGTCGTCAAACGGCTCTAGAACATTGCGTTGGTGGGAAAAAAATGCAAAGTATTTTAGCGGTATAAACATAAGTGTACACAACGAAGAAGTAGATGTAGATCACACCATACAGGTTTTAGATTGGATATATCTTAATACAGATACGTCAGTACGTGCATCAGTCTTAATGGATATTAAAAATTGGGACAAATGCAAGAATATAGTAGATAAGTTGCAGGCTCACGACGTGCCATGGCTATTAAACGCTGGAGCAGTGATGGTGGGAGATGATATGATTGATTATTCTAAAGAACAATTAGAATATTTACAGCCAAGGAGTAAAAAAATCCCCCCAAAAGAATACATAGAAAAAATGAAAGAAAAAAACAATATAGTTATTAGAGATAATAAGATTTTCACAGTATATGAGGACGGATCTAGAGAACAATTTTCCTCCGTCAAATGGTATGCAAATAATTGGCATCGCCTTGAGGGCTGGGAGTGTAATTTAGGAGTAGAAAGATTTTATATATGGATGGATGGAGATATTAAAGGAGGCTGCGGCGCAACTAATCTTTTTAATCGAACTGTGCCATTAAACATTTATGATGAATCTTTACCTAATAAGTTTTTTCTTAAAGACATTCTGCCGTTAATATGCAAATATAAAGCGTGTGTTTGTTCTTCAGAACTACAAGTAAATAAAAGAAAAGTAAATGACTGATACATTTTGCCCCTTACCGTGGATACATTTAGCGACTCGTCCTAACGGTGATGTTCGTGTATGTTGCACAGCTAATGCTAGTGGCGCAGGCGTAACTGATGATAAAGAGGCTGGACTTGTAAAGCAAGATGGTATTAACATGAACTTGCGTGAGCATTCTGTAGAAGAAGTATGGAATAGCGAACATATGCGCAACACTAGATTGCAAATGTTAAACAATATAGTTCCGTCGAGTTGTCGTAAATGTTTTGAAGAAGAATCAAAAGGCATTAAAAGTAAACGCTATTGGGAAACTGAAGTTTGGAAGGAGCGTTTAGACATTGATGGTATTGTAGCCCAAACACAAGCATCCGGCAGTTTGCCAGTAAACATTCCTTACTTTGATTTACGACTAGGTAACATGTGTAATTTAAAATGTGTTATGTGTAGCCCGCACGATTCGAGTAGTTGGATTAAAGATTGGAAACTTCAGTATCCGCAATATACAAACGAACAACTAAAGCAAGATCAAAACTGGAATCCTAACTTTGACTATACTTGGTATAAGAAAGGTACGTTCATTGAAAGCATGAAAAGTCAAGCACAATATATTAAAGAATTATACTTTGCAGGCGGCGAACCGTTAATGATTCCAGAACACTTTGCAATACTAGAGTTTATGGTTACTGAAGGATTTGCTAAAGATTGCATTATTAGATATAATTCAAATGGTACAATAATTGATCAACGTACATTAGACTTGTGGAGCAAGTTTAAACAGGTTAAATTTAACTTTAGTTTAGATGCTGTTAATGAGCGCAATGATTATATAAGATATCCTAGTAAGTTTAAAGAAATTGAAACAAACTTGCAAATGTTAGATAATACTCCTGATAACATTGTAGTTAATATTGCATGTGCAGTACAAGCATTAAATGTCTACCATATTGTAGACTTAGCAGAATGGAAACTTGCACAGAATTTTAAAAAAATTAATCAAGCACCTTATGGAGCCGGACTAATAGGATTGCATCTAGTCTACTTGCCTAGTCATATGAATGTTAGGGTATTACCCGAAAAAATCAAGCAACAGGTGTCAGAAAAGATAATTAATTTTGCAACTAGTTCTGATCGTAGCATTGAATTTAATACAAATTCCTACGGTAAGGAGCGATGGTTAGGACTTGTCGATTATATGAATGCTGAAGATTGGAGTCATAAACTTCCAGCATTGCAGCAATACTTAAAAATAAATGATAAAACACGAAAACAAGACTTTATTAAAATATTCCCAGAATTGGAGTTAGTATATGGAACAACATGAAATAGAGCGAGCATTACGTTGGCAAAGTTTAGTTAACTTAGGTAACCAAGTTAAACTAAAATGGAAAATTGACCACTATGCCGTTGAGCAACAATTAGAGCAGTTTAATGATAATTGGTGCCCGTATAATGCTAAGAAGGATACACACAATAATCGTTGGGGATTGCCTGTAACAAGCCATACTGGTGATGTTATGGACAATTATCATTTGAACAGTTTTGGTCACATGCAAAAATATCATGATGTAGAAATGAAGGAAGAAAACTTTAATACACCTACAGAAGTTTATCATGCTATTCCTGAACTTAAAAGACTAGTAGATGTGTTTGCTCCTGATCTTGGCAGAGTACATTTACTACGTGTAGACCAAGGAGGCTTTTTCCCTCCACATAGAGATTTTCACGGAACTAGCCCAGAGTACTTTAGATTACTAACTGTATTTGGTCGTTGTAGTCCAGAAAACTATGTGCAGATGGTTGACGGTAAACCGTTGTATCCTGAAGCAGGATACGTGTATTTTACAAACTTTCAATTGGATCACAGTGTGTTTAGTTTCAGTGACAACTTATATAGTCTTATTTTAACAGTAAAATTAAATGAACGTACACAAAATTTAGTACTAAACAATACGATGGCAGAATGAAACTAACATACGAAGATAGCACAAAAGAAAATTGGTTCCTTGTTAGTTGGGTATTATCAAACAAGTGTAATTATAGATGTTCATATTGTCCTAGTCATTTACATAGCGGAACTACAGGTCAACCTAAGTGGGACGTAGTGTCTACATTTATTAAAAACTTTAAAGTGCCAAACAAACAAATTTGTTTTAGAGTTAGCGGCGGCGAGCCAACACATTGGAAATATTTTTCTAAAATGGCTGCTCTTATTAAAGAACAAGGTCATATTTTTAGTTTTATGTCTAACGGAAGTCAACCTATAGAATATTATAAAAATATTTCTAAATACACTGACGGACTAATTTTAAGTTATCATCCAGAAAAGTCGTCTGTTGATCACTTTATTAAAATTGCTAACAACGTAACTTGTCCTATTGCTGTAAATCTGATGCTTATGCCTGAGAATTTTGATGATATAGTAGAGATTGCTAAGTTATTGTATAACGGGACTAATAATATGCTAATTTGGCCTAAGGTTATTTTAGACAAAAGTGCTGCTGATGGATACATTACAAATGAAGTAAGTTATTATACTCCGGAACAACAAGAGTTAATCAATAATTGGCCGTATTCGAGAAAGATTGATGATAGCAAGCTACATAGAGGTAACATGTTGTTAAACGGTAAAAAGATAACAGCTAACGACCTAATTCTTAACGGACTTAACGCACACGACGGGTGGAAATGCTGGGCAGGAATAGACGGAGTAAATATTGATATGTGGGGAAAACTATACAGAGCCGACTGTCAATACGGCGGTCTGATTGGTGACTTAACAAGCTATACATTGCCTTCTGAACCTATCATTTGCGGCAAAGATATATGCGGATGTTTAAGCGATATCTATTTAAGAAAAGAGACTACTTAATTCAGGACATACTTGATGTATACTAGTGTTGCGTAACTTATCTAACTCTTGCGTATATAAAATAAAATTCTTTAATTCTTTAGTATTTTCTTTATGTGATATAGGAGTGTCTTTTAAAATGCTTTCCGGCAATATAGCTGGATTTAAATAGGCTGGTGTAGTAACAACGTTATTTAAAAATAATTCGTAGTTCAGCTGTTTGATTCCTTCGTACCAGCTTTCAATGTTAGCTAAATGACAAATATTGTATGTCATTATAGTGCCTGCAAAGATTACTCTACTAAATTTATTAAAGTTTTGTAAATTATTTTCAAACTGTTCAAACGAGAAATTGTCACCACCTCTAATATATTCGTAAAGCTTACCTGTTCCTTCTAAACTAATATGCCATTTAGTTTCTTTAAACTGTAATGCTAGTTCGTCGAACTCGTGATCGATAACAGTGCCGTTGGTACTAATGTCGAGTGTTATGTTTTTTGCTAAGTTTAAGTTAATTAACTTTTCTAAAATCTTTTTATTTGCAGGCTCTAAATATGGTTCTCCGCCTTTGATATTTAAGTATTGAAGGTTTTTAAATAATTCCGGAAATTCAAATAATTTATCAACTACAGTTAACGATATATTTTGATATCCGAAGTTATTGTGTTCAACAGGCCTACTAAGACAACTATGTTTACTTAATGCAATATCATCCTTGATCCATGCTGTCGAACTAACTCCGCTACACATTCTACATTTAAGATTACAGACATTGCTCATATTAATTTCAAGGAATCTTATATCGTATGATGATTGATGATAGTTACACTTGCTATTATGCACTAACGGCGTAAGAACATTATTAAAAAACTTGCGTCTGCTATGTCCGATCGTTTCTTCTTTTCTAGTACATTGAACACATTGTACCGGTAACACATCTTGTTGTATAGAAGTTTTTAACTGACTAACTGCATCAGATTTAAGTATTTCAGGCAACGGGGTCTCTAATATATTTCCGTATTTGCCTACGTAAACACAGTCAGGAGCAATGTCGCCATTAAATCTTACCTGTAAAGAATGCCACGGTGCGAGGCACTTTATAGAGCTGCAATTGTGTTGCATGTTAAGTCCTTGTTAAATTTATAAACAGTACTAATTTTAGTAGTTATGTCGTAACCTATTACATGTACGGCATTATTATATAGTATAGGCCGACCAAACATTGTATCTTCGTAAAACTTTTTTTCGATTGTACCGTCTTCGTATACTTTAATTATAGGGCATGACGGAGTGCCTGTTGGAAAAAAGAGTCCGTAGTTATCTACGCTAATTCCGGATCGATAACGATACTTTCCTCCGAAGTTTAATCCTATATCAAGTGAAATGCTTTGTTTAGTAATTAAATTAAAAATAACTCCGTAGTTACTGTTGTCATCATCCTCGTCTCCGTACGGTAATCCTATAATAGAATTACCTACAACGATTTGTGTATTAAATTTTTTAGGAAAATCCGGAACATCTAGCGGGTATAATGTAAATTGGTGTGTGTCTGTGTCAAACTCGACTACGTCTGTTAGTCCTTCTGTTTCTCCATACGGCAAACTGTAAAGCTTGTTGTCAATCGGAACAATGTCAGTGAATTTTCTTGTTATACTGGCATCTACAGGAACTTTAAATGTTTCTAAATCAGTACCGTCAAATCCTAACAGATTTGTGTATCCGGGTTCGTCTCCGCGAGGCATACTCCAGTATCTTCCGTTACACCAAACAGTCCCCATATGAGCTTTAACATTTTCTGCGGTGTACTCAACGGTTTGAAGTCCGTATTTGTTGATGTATATGATATAGTTGGTTCCTTCGTATCCTAACGGAAAGCTACACGCTGAATTATTATTAGATGCTATGCTATAAAACTGTCCCTTGCCGGGTTTATCTATTGCATGATAAGTTGCACTAGTGTTGTTTAATTCTACAATGATATTAAATTTGTCCCATATTCCGTACGGAATTAACCAAAGAGAATCATCAACTTGTGCTAATGCATTAAATTTACTAGTTACAGGCGGTAAGTCTAAATCAATGTACGATACAGATGTTCCTTCTAATACAGCTATTTTACTGTAATCTTTACATAACTCGGTTGCAAACGGTGGAGATATTAATTTTCCATTATATTCGTGTAATATTAAATGTTTAATTTCTAATTCTTTGTAAAAGTCTTGGAATGCTTTATATTTCATTTAAATTTATTACCTTTATTACTTTTTCTTTAATGGTGTCAAAAATTAATACAGTTTGAAAACTATCACTCTCGCCATATGGAAATGCGTATATAACATCATTGACAATAACACATTGGTTGTATTTTTCAATAGTAGTGTTGTCAGTAAAATATTTACTAACATCTATGGTATAACAAGAATCGTCTGCTGTGTCAACTACAAGAACTTCTGCTAGATCGCCTTGACTTTTCCAAGTTTCTTCTGGTTCGCAAACACACCCTCCTCTTGGAATGTAGTATATTTTACCCTGACTGTTTTCAGCACCGGCAAAGTACTTTTTACTTTCTTTGCCTATGCCTAAATCCTTTGTGTACCATGTATTGTTGTTAGCATCAACAATTAACATTTCGCTCCAATCCTCTTCGTGACCTGCTGGAGGAAAATAAATTTTATTGTTACTTGCAACAGTGTGCGAATAATATTTTCTACTGGTAGCTTTTATGCCTGTGTGTTCAAATGTCCAACCGTTGTCGTACTTTGCTAACAGATCAAAATCATCATATTCACTATAAGGCGGAGCCCAAAGTTTATTACCTACCTTTGCCATAGTTGTAAACTTTTTATTGCAATATTTGTTTGTATCGTACTCCGTCCAATAATTAGATAAGTCAGTTAATGTGTATGTTTCCATATCACAGTCAAACTCTATAGCATAACTAAAATGTTTATCTAAACTTTCGCCTCTAGGCAACCCGTAAATAGTATTTCCTATAAGTTGAGTTTGGTGCCACTTCTTTTCGTCGTCGGGTAAAATTCTTAATTCAATTTGTTTAACCCAGTTTGCATCTGTATCTAATATTAATGCATAACTGTAAGGAGCGTGTTCTCCGTAAGGTAGAGCATATATTTTGTTTTTATAAACGTGACCCTGAATATATTTGCCTTGTCCGTCTATAGGAACTTCAATATATTGTATACTATTATCTTTAGTGTCTAATACTAGAATATTTTTCTCGTTATAAGGTAGCCAATATATTTTACTGCCTACTACAATACCACGTTGCCATTTTTCGTAACAGTCTGATACTTCTAATGCAATCTTTTCAATAGAATATGTTTTAGGATCAATAACTAACATATAGTCTAAACTTTCGTTTAGTCCATAAGGCGGAACATATATTAATCCGTTATTCCCCACAGTAGGGTAACTAAATGCTTGTGGTGTCATTTAAAAATCCTTCGAACTTCTCTCCAAATGCAGATTTTAAATCTAAATGCATTTTTATTATTGCTCCTTTTCTAGGAAACAAATTAATGTTATCCCAATCTATAAACACAACTTTATCATCTGGAGTAATAATCATATTACTTAAAACCCAGTCTCCGTGCGCATACGGTCTAGTCCTTTCTAGATCTTTAATACATGCAGAGTAAATCTTGTCAAAAAACTCTTGTGTATGATCAAACGTACTTGCTAGTTTTCCTTCTATAACATTCATTTTAAGAGTCATGCGATCTTTGTTACATGAATAGCTGTTAACTATCTCAGGTGCATATGTATTTAATAATTCAACATGTGCTTCTAGCCAGCTAGAGTCGCTAAAGTTCCATGATTTGTAATAAAATTCACCGTCAAAGTGTACCGAACGAAATTTTGATTTATTTTCTTTAATTAAGACCATATGCTTGTGCAACCTCTGGCAAGTAGTCTTTTATTTTTATATTTCTAAAATTATCTAATCTTGTAATTTTGTCTTTGAATACTTCTATTTGATTTGGATTAGGGTCGCCTTGTTCCCATCCGTTAGTATAAGTAAACAATTTTTTAAGATCATTGGGTGCATTTTGAACATTTAAATATTTAGGATTATCTAACTTATTATTTAGGTGAATAGTTAAATTTTCTGAGTCACACCAGTCAACTAATTCTTGCATGTATGGGGCATTTAATATGCTAATTGTTGGAGTTACACTAGTTAAAACACAATACTCTCTATATCTTTTGTAATTGTCTAAGATTTCGTTCCATTTGCTGCCGTATCGAATGTATTCAATTTTCTTTCCGATTGCATCAAAAGAAAACGCCATGTTTACAACTTTAAAACGTTTTAATAATTTTTCTAATTTATTATTATAAATTGTACCGTTAGTGTTAAATCTTACCATAACATCTGGATCTAAACGTTCTAACAGCTTAGGTAAATGCCTGACCATCATAGGTTCCCCGCCTGTAAGATATACTTCTTGTATAGGAAATTTAGTAATTTGTTGTATTGCTTCTTCACTAGCCCAGTTAAAATTAGGAACTTCTATTACATTATTAACCGGAGTAAGCCCTTGTTTTTGCATTTCTATAGCTTCTTCGGCAATACTGCTGCTGGACATTTCCCAGCAACTTATACATTTTAAGTTACAACTATTGCCAAATCTTATATCTAAGTGACTTATGCCTGGCCCGTATAACCGAGGCCTACTTCGCATACTTTCTAAACCGAGATCTTCATTCTTTTTACAAGTTATACACGCATTTGGCCATTCTCCTCGAGCAAATGCTTCTCGGGCTTCTAAGTGAGTTTTGCTATTAAACCATTCTTGCGGAGTATGAGTTTTGATATTTTCTTTGTTGTTAGGTTCTGTACTAGCACAACAAAATCGGTATTGCCCATCTGATCTTACACATAGTTGATGATCGAGATATTTGCATTTCATTCTTTATATTATCCTTAAATGTTGTAAATAAATACTCATACAATATATATATCTAAGGTAACGTAATTAATGTCTCATAATGAATTAGAAGAATATCTAAAAACGCACTCAAAAGATTACAACTATAAGTACCCCGATATGTTTGATCCTAAATGGACTATAACAGAATCAGGATGGCCTTGGTTCCATTTAAGTTTACTTGATAATCAACCCTTTAAAGAAATGCATAAAGAAGCTGAAGCATTGCTTGATGATTTTTATGTACATAGAGACGACTATGGAAAAGGGTGGAAAAGTTTAACAATACATGGTCTCGACAATGATACGCAGAGTCTTAACACGTATGGCGAGCGTAACGAAGTTCTTCAAAAATTAAATTGGACTCATGTGGCAGATAAGTGTCCTGTAACTAAAAAGTTTTTAACAGATGTTTGGCCTGCAGAATATTTAAATCGTGTGCGTTTTATGTTACTCGAACCAGGAGGATATATTCTGCCACATCAAGACAGACCTAGTGATCAAAAACGTTTAAGTGTGTGCAACATAAGTCTTAATATGCCCGAAGGATGTGAAATGGTTATGAAAGATTTTGGTCGTGTTCCTTTTAAAGACGAAGGCAGTGCATTCTTAATGGACATTAGTAACGAACATGCAGTTATTAATAGAAGCAATAAGCCGAGAATACATATGATTATACATTACGAAATTGGCAGGCGATTACGTGATTTTTTCTATGTACTAAGAAGCAGTTACTACACAAATAGAGAAGACAATGAAAGATTATAACAGTTTATCTGATTCAGACAGATATTTTGATAGTTCGCAAATAGAAACATCTATCGGTGTAGGCATACTTGATCTTAGCAGAGATATTACAAATAACTTTGTTAGGAAAAAAACCTTCGACCTTACTTTTTGGATGATAAATCAAAGCTTACATCAAAATTTGTGTACGTACAGCGGCTTTAATTATAGTGTTAAACATTTACTAAACCAAAGTATACAGAATGGTAATAAAGTATGTATTATTCTAGCTCAGGGAATAATGGCACCTAAGCTATATAGGATTCTAAAAAAGACCTCAGAATATTACATCGCTAATCCGGATTTCTTTGTAATGGGTCATATAATGGCTAAGCAGGATCGCTATCCTGGGTTACATAGACAGATGCTAGTAGTTAATCTTGATAAGTGGGTAGAACTAGGTTCTCCTGAGTTTAACGAACAAGGGTTCTTTTGGGATCGAAAAGAAGAATATAGTAACTATACTTTAAGTAAAGAAACACTCAGTGCAGATTATGCACCTGCATATATAGAAACTGCACCGGGAACACAAGTAGTACACGTAGTAGAAGATGGTGCCAACTGGGTAGACATTGCTTGCAAGAATAATATTCGCATAGATAACTTTAGTTTTGAAATAAGAGATTGTAAGGCGTTTTTGTATCCGTATGACGATGCTGATAGATTAGAATATATTTGGAAAAATTTACAAGATGAAGAAGAAGTAGATAAAGTTGCAAATTACGCCCAACGAGCTTGGATACGCAAACTAGCATACCAGGAGCATATTGAAAAAGATCGCGTGTATGCGTACAACACCGAGCGTCTAAGCGGTGAAGGAGTAAGAAGTCCTGGACCAGTTGATGCTATTTTTAGTGCAGCCGCTGGCTTTAAAACAATGAAACTGTTAGATAATAATGGCTTTCACGAAAATACCGTTGTGACATATTATGATTGGTGTGATTCTAGTTTGCGTTTTAAACAACACTTACTTGAAACTTGGAATGGATTGGATTTTGACAAGTGGTTGCTCGAGCATGATTTAGAATACAACTTTAGTAGTACATATCGCGGAAACTACTTAGAGTTCTGGGAACAAGAAATACAAAAAGAATTCGGTAACAAAGAAGCATTTAAAGAATTATGGGACAGATATCGGCAATTAGAACATAAATTTATAGTTGTTAATCTTGTTAACGAACCGCAAAAACTATTTACTGAAATAAACAAGTATACTGGCAACAAGGTGTTATGGACTACTAACATATGGCCTACACTTATGTTACATTGGAATGTAGATATTGATGAAATAGAACAAAAATATTTAGAGTTTGAAAAACTAGTACCGGATGACTTAGTACTGTATGGTCAAGATTACTTAGCAATAGATTTACAAGATAGGATAAGACACAATAATAAACGAACACATCCTCGCTATTCTTCGACTAATAAATACGTAGTAAGATTGGAGGAATAAATTGTCTAATAAAATTATCAAAAACTATGACTCTGTTAATCACGGAATAACTCATAATTTCTTATACAATAATAATGACTGGGATATAATCGAACTTAATTATAACGTCGATAGTGCAAGACTTAAAGCATGGTGGAACAATATAAAAAAAGATTCTAGCCATTTGATCTTTAATTTTAATAACATGTTTGAGAAGTTAGATGTTAATAAAAGTAAAGAAATGGTAGAACAGGGATATTGTGGATACTATTGCGGTCCTATAGACGGTGTTACTCTTGCGTGGCCGACTGAGCGATACGAGCCCCTTCCGCCGCCAGCACAATGTAATCCGGATATGTATCCAGAAGTTAATCGCGATACGTTCATTGATGATGCAAAGTTACTACCTAAATTATATTTTGATTATTTTAAAGAGTTAGTTGAAGAATTGGGACATGATGCTTTTAGGCAAGCAATCGTCACTAGACATCATCCTAGTATGTATATACGTCAACACATTGACAGTAAAGTACTTAAATTACATATCCCCATCGAGAGCAATGAAAATAGTTATTTTCATTTTGGTAAAGATAAAGAACGCTCATATCATATGAAAGAAGGTAAAGCGTATATACTTAATACTGGAGATTGGCACGGAACAACTAACGAAACTCCAGATTATAGATCACACATCATTACGAGAATAACCGAATCTCATATTTTAAAAGTTATAGGTATGACAAATGGATAGAGTTTTACGACCTTCCCAAGTTGACTTGTCAGTTTTAGAAAGTTTGGAATGGGATATTATAATATTAGATAAAAAAATAGATGTTAAAAATTTACAATATTGGTATAATACCGTTACATCTAATTTAGACCATTTAAAATTTAACTTTCTAACATGTCATGAGTATATAAAAGAATCTGTTAACGATAAATTTACTACTGATACAAATGATTACAAATGGGAACGTAGTAAAAAATATGAAGCATTAATCAACTCGTGGACATTAACTTGGCCAACTGCTAGGAATGTGCCTCTTCCACCTCCTTGGGCTTCGGACTTAGAGTTTTTTACAGAATTAAAAACTCACTACGACAATGACAATAATCTTGTAAAAGATTTTGAGTATAACAATAACATATATCTTACCCAATATAACTTTGGAGAATGGAAATCTATAGTAGAAGGAATAGGTAACTATATTTACAATCCGCGTATTACACAACATATGCCTGAACTTATACTTTATCCTCATACAGACGGATACGGTGCTAGATTACACATTCCTATGACATACGATAATAGTAAGTTTTACTGGGGAGAAGAATGGAATAGGGAATATAATTTTGAACCAGGAAACGTTTATATTATAAATTCAAGAGTTCCTCATTCTACTACAAATTTTAGTCCTACGCCGAGAGCAAATATTATAGCAGACATACGTCTTGATAAATTTATGGATTTAGTAAACTGGAAATGAAACGGTATATAGAAACACATGCTCCTATTGATTTAGGTTTCGACGTTAAACGCATTTTTTCCGTCGATATACAAAAGTTACAAAATTGGTATGACGATTTGCAAGAAAATTACAAAGATTGGAAATTTATTGTAGGAGAGAATCATCATGTGTGGCAGTTTCCAATTAGTGACCCTACCGGAGAGACTGGGCATATTATACCCGACGAAACAGGTTACTATACATTATGTTGGAACAGTGACGAAGAAGGTCCTAAACCTTTCGAACAAGGTTGTGCTAAACCAGAGTATAGAGACAATGACAACGACGAATTAAATCCACGCAAATGCTTTACAGGATACGGGTTAGAACTTGTAAACAAATTGCCTTTTAGGAGTAAAAAATGGTTAGTAACTGAGCACGTTCCTGGCACTAAATTAATTACACACCAAGATAGCCCTGATAAAATTAGAGTACACATTCCTATACATACTAATAAAGATAGTAATTGGATTATAGACGGTATAGAGTATCACATGGAGCCAGGATGGGCATACTTAGTTAATACAACTTTGCCGCATAGTGTAGAAAATAACGGAAAAACAAATAGAGTACACTTATATGGAAAGGTTTGGACTGAGGATATAAAAAATGATTAACGTAAAAACATATGCAATGAAAGATGTACATCCTATTCCGAGCAACGAATATCTTATCGGTATAACTAGTAATGGTAATTGGATTCATTCTAACCCTGTTATGAAAGATGCAATAAACGTATTAAATTTAAAATTTGAAGATGTTGAAAAGTCAGGGCTAAAAGTAATCCAATGGTTTAACAATACTCAGAGAATAATATACGCTAGTATTTGTAGCGTCAATCAAGCAAAGCAGATTGTAGATTTTATACGTAAAATTCCAAAAAATGCAACACTGCATGTATATTGTGCAAAAGGACAGTCGAGGAGTGTTGCTGTTGCTAACTATGTTAGAAAGTATTACAATAACGAAATAATAGACGACAGTAGTCATAACAAACATGTTTATAGTTTATTAGAAAGGTATCATAATGCTTGATTTTGATGTTAAAGAATTGCCTAATCTTAAATTTTCTATGCAGGATTTAACAACATACTATAATGAAGTTAAAACACATGAAACACTAAAATGGACTCCTAAAGATACAGACACATTAAATCATAATGTTAACGGAATATATAGTTGGGCTATACAAAGTAATTTAAAGGATGCTACAAAGCCTTGTCCACCGTATGACATTAAACATGATGATACTGTTTTGGGAACATTTGATAATCCTACAGATTTAATATTTGGGTTTGGCAAGTATATTGTAGATGCAATACCAAATGTTAGACAAACAGTTATAAGTGCGCATCCTCCAGAAACTGTTATTCAACAGCATATAGATAACACAGAATACGTAAAAGTTCACATACCAATTGAAACAAATCCTAAAAGTTATTTTTCTTTTGGTGATACTAACTATACTTTAAAAGTAGGAAAAGCATACCTTATTAATACAACCCGTCCTCACGGCACTAACAATAGTGGTGATACTGATAGGATTCATCTAATATTTAAAATACCTATAAACAGTGTAGATGAACTACTTAACACAGAGTGGATATTAGATCCAGCCCAAATAAACTTTGATTGTAAAAGAATAGAAAATATAAAATTTAATTTTAATGAATTAAAAGAATACTATGCTGATCTTGTAGATAATTTTGATTACTTAAAATGGACAATGTCAGAAGTTACAGGAACTAATCTAGAAGGATTATACGGTTATGGTATACTAACTAATTGTGAAAATGTAGACGAGCGTCCGTTGCCTCCAGGTATGCGCAAACATAAAAAAATATTTGATCCTATTACAAAGCCTACTAAAATGCTTAAAGGATTTGCTAAAAAATTATACGATCAAATTCCTTATATAGAAGAATTAGTTATTACCGGACATCCGCCTAATTCTGGAATACCTCTTCATGCAGATAAAGATGAGCATGTAAGAGTGCATATTCCGTTGTATGCTAACAACTATTCGTATTTTATTATTAACGACCACTCGTATGTATTAGAACCTAGCAATGTTTACATTGTTAATACAAAACGTATACACACTACATTTAACAAAGGTTCTACAGACAGAATCCATTTACATTTTAAAATCCCTATTGGAAAAATAAATAATTTTCTAAAAACGGATATAAAAATATGAAAAGTATAATAGTAGTTGGTGGAGGCACAGCAGGCTGGATGTCTGCGGCTTATTTTTCAAAAAAAGGCTTTAGTGTTACATTAATCGAAAGTCCGAGTATACCAATAATAGGTGTAGGCGAAAGCACAGTGCCTGCAATGACGTCTTTCTGTCAAACACTTGGACTAGACGAAAACACTTGGATGGACCAAGTAAACGCTATACATAAACTAGGAATTTGTCATTCAGGCTGGAAAAAAGGATCTACAATTGACTGGTGGCATTGGTTTGAATACGATAGAACTAAACAAGAAAGTAGACACGAATATTTAAAAAACGACGCCCTACCAAGTTCTACTTTAGAATATGCTTATCATATTGATGCTGTTAAATTTGGTAATATTGTTTGCAAACCTGTAGCACTTGAAAATAGTTGTGTACATATAGTTGATGATGTAGTAGAAGTATTAACTGACTATAGCGGCATTAAAGGGTTACAAACAAAAAGTAACGGTACTCTAGTTGCAGATTTTTATATAGACTGTACAGGGTTTCGAAAAGTTCTTGCATCTGCACTAGATATTAAGTATAATAAATTTGAACATGTTATTAATGATAGTGCTATTGCTTGTCAACAAGAACCGTTAGATACTCCTGCAAAATATACGTTAACAAGAAAAATGAATGCAGGCTGGAATTGGGAAATAGCATTGCAAAATCGTCGAGGAGCAGGATATGTATATAGTAGTAAGTTTATAAGTGATGAAGATGCTATTAAAGAATATGTTTCTTTATATCCGGACACTAACAAAGATAAGTTGCGGGTTTTAAAATTTAACCCAGAATATACCGAAACGCCTATCTATAAAAATTGTGCTCTTATTGGCCTTAGTTCAGGATTTTTAGAACCTTTAGAAGCAACATCTATTTGGCTCATACAATATTTTATCGAAGGAACACATGCTATAATAAAAGATAACAGAAGTCCCAAAGTATTTAATAAAGCTCAGTTAAAAATAATGAAAGAAATACACTATTTCATATTGTGTCATTATACTTTATCCGATCACGATGACACTGAATATTGGAAATATTATAAAAATCTTGAAAAACAATTAAATACAAAAGAGTATGTAAAAATAAAATCTAAAGAGAAAGATGGCAATCCAACAAAATATAATAAGTTTTTTCACCCCTACAGCTGGTGGAGCATGAATAAATTTTTAAACTAATCTCCATTGCTTATAAGCGTTGACATTAATTTTCCATAATCTTTGTTCGGTATACATGTAATAAAAGTTACCGTCAACTAATTCCATAATGCCCAACTGTTCTGCTTTAGGATTAAACACTTTGTCTATTACAGAACTTTTTCCATTTATTTGTTCTTTATTACTAGTTAAGTAAAACTCAGCATTTGGATTTAACGATAATATAAAGTCTATTTGTTGATTAAGTGTAACTGTAAATTGCCAACTGTTTTTTAATCCACCTCGTGATGTAACATGTTTTGGTAATACAGCACCTCTAAACAAGCACCTATAAGCGTTCTTGTTTAGTTCTGGCATTTGATGTACACCTGCCAAATTAAAAATGTACCCATCTATTTCACCTATAAAGAATTGTCCATAGGGCATCTTCATTTGATCTAATTTAATGTCTTTAAATGTGCTATTATTTTTGTAACCTAAATCTCTACACTTGTTACAAAACTCTTGTAGAATTGCATAATCGGTATTTTTTAATTTTCTAAAAGTTATTCTTCCATGTTTTTCCATTAGGAGAAATCCTTCTATGTGAGAATGTCATTGTTTGTGTGTCAAAGATATCACCTGTAGCTCTCCCATTTATTATTGCTTCGCCTAAAGAGGATGTTGCTGTTACAGGTTGAAACATTATATGATCGTCTGTTGGTCGATTGTGCAAATCAAAACTAGGACTATCATAACCTATAAGAATAGGTGGCGGATACTCTGTCATACCGTACCAGTTTGCTACACACTGTACACCTCTATTTTTAAATGCATCTATAAAGTCTTGATCTATTGTATTACTACCTGTTACCATGTAACGTACACAACTCATATCTAAGTCTTTAAAGCCTTTTGTACTTTGTAAAAGCTCTAAATGACGAGGTATAAGCGCAATATAAGAAGGTTGTAAGCGTTTAAATGCTTGTATGTACGTATATGGTGTAAAGTTGCTACAAACGTACTGTGCGCCGCTTAAAACGCTAGGATACGCTGTTATAGTCCAGTGTGCAATAGTATTAGCAGGAAACACATCTAGTACAATGTCTTTGCTAGTTAGTTGTATTTCCTTAGCACTACGTCTAGCACATTTATTAATGTATTCCCAAGAATGTGTTATTTGTTTAGGTTCGTCTGTACTACCTGATGTATAGAGTGTTATGCTCATGGTAGTCTATCCTTTAATACATCTGCTGTATGTTTATGTACACCTATACCTGGATGGCCTGATATAGTACCGTTTTGTTTACAAATATCTCTAGCAAATTTTTCATTAATGTCTTCGATACCTAGTAAGTCTATATTAATGCGTATAATAGGCAAAGTAGTAGGAAAGTAACTAAACATAGTTAATGGTATGTTGTTAGTCTTACAAAATACTTCTAACATGTTTACATATATTTCTGCTTCGTTTTGTAAGAAGTCAGTACGTTCTAGTAATTCATAAGGTTCTACATATTTGCATTTAGGCCTATGACTGCCAGTAAATGTAAAAGCAAAATGATCTGTAAAAAATGTATATCCGTGTGCAGGCGGAAATTCAAAACATGCACTTTTTGGAGCACCGTGTAAGTTTACATAATTAAAAAATGATATAACTTGTATTTTAGTGCTATATGTAGGACCAGCATAACTTAGCATAGGTGTGTCTAGTTCGTTGGATAATATATCAGTATATCTATCTTTTTCATCTATGCCAACGCCTAACGTATAACTTGTACCACTGAAGTAAATTAAATCTTTAGTTAAATCTACTTCAGTAGTCATACGCAATCCTAAACTATTAAAGTTGTAATTAATTTGTTTGTCATTGTATATCCAGCTACTGTCTTGGTATTTTTTATTACGTTCGTGTAGACTTTCGCTATCAGAACCCAAATAACTAAAGCTTGTATTAGGAATCATACTGTCGTGCTGATACGGCCAATCAGTCTTTTTGTAAGGAATACAAGTATTCAATCTTGTTTTAATATTAGCCATTATATGTTATATGTGTTTCGCTTTTTAATAGTCGATCTACAGCGTCATTTGACGGATCAGAGTGTAGCAACACTTATTCATCATTGCCGTAATTTTCTAGATCTGTAATTAATTTTGTCATAAAAAAACTCCTTCAATGTATTTACACATTGCTAAGGAGTTTTTTTGTATTTGTGACTAGTTTAGTTTAAGTCTACCCAAGCACTTCCGTCATACCCTTGGAACTTAGGATTACCTGCACCGTCGCCGTCTGTTAAGAAAACCATCATACCTGCTACTGGTGTTGTAATTGCTGCATCTCGGGCTGTAGCGTCAGCATAAGTACCAGGAGTAATTACCGGAGCAGTAAACCCTACTTCTCTAGATAGTCTTGCTTGATAAATGTTTGCAGGATTAGGACCGTCGAGTAACAAAAATCTAAGATCGCCTTGATTAAACGTAGTATCATTGTCGCCTAATTGTTCTAACACAGATGTAATCATTGATGATATAGCAATCTCTCCAGAGATATCAGTTCTTTCTGTACTAAATCTAAGTTGACCTAGACTGTCTCCAACACCTACACTATTGTAATCGCTGTATAAACTAGAGCTATCATGAGAGGTTAACGAAAGTGAAGGACCTTGAGACACACCAGATCCTGGGCCTCTAATCACTAAAGCAGGGTCTTGTGACGATGTTATAATTTCAACTGCTTGACTTGTGAGGTTCGAACCATCAATAAATGCTTTTCTTTCGGTTAAAATTTCACCGGTAATAATACCAGATACACCGTCTACTAATAATGTACTATCGTCGGCAAATACGCTGCCTCTTACATCGCCGTCTACGTTACCGAATACTTGTCCTGTATGTATACCAAATGTATTGATTGCTATTGAGCCATCGTCATCAGTTGCTGTTGCTAAAGCTTCGTCGATACTTTTTGGAACAAAGTTAAAACCGTCATATTGTAGTACATCCCAAGTTGCTACGTTATCAGTGTTTACGTTATCTAAATCATTTAGTGTAAGCGCACCAACTTCTGGCAGCGTAGTTGGTTCCCACCTGTTAGTTCCGGACAAGTAAGTTAGAACTTGATTATTTTCTACGACATCAGTGTTTACGTTATTTAAATCATTTAGATTTAGTGCTCCGACGCCCGGAACTGCAAGTGCTTCCCATTTGTTAGTTCCTCCATTAAATGTTAGCACATCATTGTTTGCAGCACCAGTTAAATCAGTATCAGTTAGTGCATCTAGTGTTGTAGAGCCTCCACCACCGCCTGAACCTGTAACTAATGTACCTCCAGCAGTAGTACCATCGCCGACATATAGCAACTTGGTGTCAGTAGTGTAAATTAGTTCACCCTCTACAGGTGTTATTAGCAAGCGCTCTGCATCTGTGCCGCGTCTTAGACGTAATGCCATGTGTATACTCCTAGAATATCTATTACTAGTATTTATACATTTTTAAAGATAACCTAGGATCTATTTCCGTTTCTTCATAAAAGATCTTGTACGTTTTTTAACATCGTCAACTACTTTTGATGTGTTTAGTCTAAAATCTACATGATCGATATCATCATTA